CCGCAACGTCTTGAGCTAATTCTGGAGACCATTGAGCTCTTAATTTTCTTTCAGTTACAGAAACTGTTACAGATTCTAAATCAAAAGAAACCTCACCGATTTTATCTTCAAATTCTAAATCAGCATATCTTCTATATACAGCAGTAAACGCAGTGTTAGCAGTTAAACTATTGATTGTAGCACCTGTATAACCATCTAAAGTATCAGTACCACACTCAGCACATACTGGACAAGATAAATCAACTTCTAAGTAGATACATCCTTCAGCGTCACATACATTGTAGTAAGAACCACCATTTCCTGTAGAAGGGAAAGAAGTTGAAGCTTGACTACCATATTGAACGATACCTTTACCATATTGTTGAGTTACAACTCTAAATAATAAAGAACCTTCACCTAAAGCACATGGAGTTGAATCAACATCAATACCAGCACCAGCGATGATATGTAAATCAGATAAGAAAGCTTCAGTATCCATTTCATTACCATCTGGTCCGATTAATTTACCAGCTCCAGAGTTAGCGAAATTACATAATTTAACGATTAATTTACGTTGGTTAGTTCCATCTAAAGAAGTACCAGTGTAGTTTACTAATTTACCATTGTTCCAAACTTGAACAGTAGTGTCAGAAGTTACAGCAGTCCATTGACCTTTAGAGTAGTCAAATAAACCAGCAGGATCCATTCCAGGTTCAGCACCTTCGTAGAATAAATCATATAAGTTTTTAGCGAATCCAGCGTCACCATAACCATCACCTACAGCACCTCCAGCACCGATTGGTGAAAAGTGTTGGTTGTTTGTGTCATAACCTTGGATTTTAGGTACGAAGTAGAACAATTTACCGATTGGTAAGTTCATAGCTTGTACAGACACGATTTCGTTAGCTAACAATTTAGAGAAAACACGTCTTACGATTGGGAAAACAACAGTTTCAAAAGCTCCGTTTGAACCTTCTGAAGTTGCTTCGTTGATTAAGTAAGATGCTTGGTTTTCATACAATTGAGCTACGTTTTCTTTTAAATGACCTTTTAAACCATCTAAAAATCCTAATTTATCCCATTTGTTAATAGTATCTTCTTTGATAACTTTAAGGTGTTTTAGTCCGATGTTACCAACAAGACCTGATTCTAATAATGCTCCCATTTTATTTTTTTTATTTGTTTTTAAGTTTATTTTTATTTAAGTTTACCCATAAGATCCTTCATTCTTAAGAATTGTGGATTTTCATAAGTTTTAGATTCAATCAAATTAACAGCTGACCCTGTAGCAGGTGCGTTAGCGATAACTCTTTCAACTGATTCATTGATTGATGTTGTGTTAGTAGAACCTTTTAATTCTTCTCTAATAGAATGATACAAGTTTTTAGACTCTTTTAACGTTTCTACATTATCAAATCTTTTTAAGATATTGATTTTTTCTTGTTTAGTTGTAGTATGTTCAGTGAATAAACGTGTAGCATACGCAAGATTTGAGTTAAATACAGCAACTTCATTTAGTTTATCTCTAAATACGTTAAGTGCTTTTCTGTACTCTTCATTTTTCTCACGAAGAAGTGTTAATTCTCTTTCATTTTGACTTTCTTCTAAAGCTGTATTAAATTTAGAACCTGTTCTTGGTTTAGGTAATCCTCCTTTTCTACCAGCTTTACTACCAGCTCCTAAAGTCCTAGAGCTTTCTTTTGTCTCAGTTTTCTTAACAGATTTTTTAACTGGTTTGAATTCACCATCTAGGTTTTCACCATCTTTGTAATCAAACTTAGGTTTTCCAGTACCAACAGATTTTGGTGCTTCTTTCATCTTAGTTTTGAAACCTTGACCTTGGTTTGGTTTTGATGAATATTTGAATTTGTTTGCTTTACCCATTCCAACACCTTTGGCTTTGAATGATTCCATTACTTGGTCTAAATCCAATTCTTCGTCTTCATCCATTTCATGAAAATTAAAATCTTCATCTTCGTCCATTTCAATTTCATAAACCATTTCAGATTCATTAGAACTTTCTGGGGTTAAAACATCATCAATAATGTTTTGAATTTCACTACTAGAATAATCTTTTTCATCAGAGAATTCATCTTCAAATTCCATAAGTTCTTCGTCTGAATAATCATCTTCAAACATTTCTTCTTCAGATTCACCAACAACCATATATTCTTTGTTAGTTTCGTTGTCTTTAATATTGATATTCCCCGCGTCGTCTTTTTTAACAACGATTTTATCATTTGGTCCGATTAATTCAAACACTTTAAGTACATTATCAGTGTTTTTTTCATTTGATAAGTCAATAACAACATCATCGTCGTCATCAGAATCATCAAACTCTTCTTCTTCAAAATCTGAATCGTCTTCATCATCAAACTCTTCATCATCAAAATCTGAATCGTCTTCATTATCAAACTCTTCTTCATCTTCCAAATTATCAGAATCAATATTTAAGTCATCCATTCCAATCTCATCTTCTTCAGTTAGAGATTCTTTTACTAGGTCTTTGATTTCTTGCTTCATAGTAGAGGCAAGTATTCCTTTTGCGTTCTCAGCAACTGTTTCCTCCAAATTCTTCATTTGGATAAGTGCTTCTTCTACCAAAGATTTTTC